AGTCATAAGTTTATGCTATTCTAATAATAGCGTTACTTGCATCTGCCGTTGGAAAAACAATCGTAAAATCACCACTACTAGCCGCTTTATCCGCGCCAAAGTCTAAAATACAAACAGAAGGATCGCCTGTAGCAGTCTCATTAAAAACTAAAGCTCCTCTAACACTGCTGATAGTTACTGTGCTAAATACTTCGTCTGCAAAATCCACTAAAGCAGTAGTTCCGCTTGAAGTAGGAGTAACAGGATTTAAGGCCTGTCCTTTAGCAGAATAATTTGTTCCACTTATTTCATTACTAGACGTATAAGCCGTTGTTGAAGCAGTAAAACTTGCACTATTGTTATAAAGTGCCACATTAAACGTGTTTCCTGTTGTTGCCGTAAAATTATGCACTCCTTTTAGTAACTCTACCTTAAAGGAAGTACATAAAAAATTTCCCGTGAAAGCCATTACATTCTCCTTATATATTCCGCCAACTTTGGATGACCCGCATCCTTAATGGCATTATATACCGTAGTTCTATCACTTTTGATAGCCTGTAGCATATAAATTTCTATTATTTTCTGTAAATTCTTCTTGTACTCCCGTGCCTGTTGTTGAATAGCAGGATGAGCATTATCAGATATTCCAATAATTTTATTTACGCATCGTTCTGCTACTTCTTCAGGGGTTTGCCCCCTGTTATTAGTGGTTTTTACATCTACTTTAAAAGTTTCTGGAAAATCCATTGAAAGAGATGGTATCATTGTTTAGGCCTCACTACTTGTCCTGTTCTATATTGATCGGTAACTTCTCTTGATTCTCCAAACATTTTTAAAGAAGATATAGATTCTGCAAATCTTTTTTCATAATTTTGAAGAACGTCGGCTTCCCCTTTCATATAAGTATAAGCTTCTATCAAAGATCCGTAAAGAAGCGCAACAGTGGCATTCTTACTTAACCACGTTGTTGTCGCATCTGAAGTAAAGGAAACTAAAGAAGTAGAAGCACCAGAGGTTCCTCCCGTAATTGTCTCTAATGCAGTAAAAGCATTTTGAGGAACAATTACCGCCATTGTAGTACTAGACGGTATAGAAGAAATAGTTGTAGTAGAACCCGAAGTTCCCCCTGTAATTGTTTCCCCTACCGTAAAAGAAGAAGTGCTAGTTACTGTGAAGGTAACCGTGCTAAGGGTTAAACTAGTTGGCCTATAATAATAATGTAATTCTACCTCTAAATTAGCATTAGGCGTAGGACCTAAAATAAAAGTATCTACATCAAAAAGCGCGTAATAACGAGGAGTTCCCGTTGTAGCAGGATTTGGAGTAAACGATTGAACAAAATCTGTATCTTTATAATCTAAAAAAGTATGCTCACTTGACACAGTTAACGCTAACGCGATAGGGGATAAAAAATCGGACGGAGCGCCTAAGTATTTGTTTCCTGAAGTAGTAGTTCCGCTAACATTTTTTTTAAACAAACTTAATTGTACGTTTTTTAATATGCGTTCTTCACACGTTGTAATAAAATTAGTTAAATTATTTAAAAAAGTTGTTTCATCATTTTCTGTATAATCTTGAATAGACGACCTAAGTTCCGTTAATGTATAACTCATGTTGTCACCGTAACTGTTCCAACGCTACCAACAAGCGCATCTGTATCTGCTATTTTAGAAGGCAATTCAGCTACTCCTGCTGTTGAAAAATTACCGTTTCCTAAATAAATAATCCCGTTAGTTGTTTTTACTTGAAAAGTTTGTGTTTTGTCTTCACCTTGCGGCCTAGCGTCTTTTAATGCTTGAGCATCCGAAACAGTACGAAACGGGCCTAATTGAGGTTGTTTAGTTTCAAACTCATCTGGACCTACTAATAAGCCATTCCATTCTTTTTTCATATCCCTATACAAATACCGAAAACCAGATCGATCCGATATGGCATAAGCATTTTTTCCTGAAGCAAACTTACCCATTAACCAACCCTAAAATACTCAAATTGAGGAACTACTTTAAAAGATGCTCTGTCTCTATCTTCTGTCATAGCTCTTTCTAATTCTTCTTCGTAAACCGCTTTTAACAATTGCGCTTTATTTGGGGCCCTTTTAATAGAAATGTAATAAGCAAGACCTGCCGCTAAACAAGGATAAAACCTAAACGGTACATCTAAAGTATTGACGTAAGTATCTGCATCATCCATGCGCGTTAAAGCATCATAGTAAATAACGTCCGTGGAGTTTTCTGGCACAGGCCAAAGTTTTAAAACAGGAGAAATTTGCCTATCAAGAAAAAATTGAGAAGGTCGGCCTTCCGTCGATTTTGTTGGAATAGATAAATAAGCGTCCCTGCTTATTCTATCTAAAGCGTAATCTGTATTACTGCGTCTAACTACTACCGACAATATGTCAATAATTTTACTATCAAGCGTATAAGTACCTGTACTCTCTGTAAGGGCTTGAGTGCTTTGTGCAATAGTCCATTGGTTTAATCCTCTGTTAGCCCATTCCGCTAACATTAAATTAAGAGATCTTTTTGCCGATTTTAAATCATATCCTGTGCGAACCTCTAACCCACATCGCTCAAAGGCTTCTTCAATATAATCCGATACATCTAATTCAAAATCTGTGCTACTAGATACCGCCATTATTTTTCCTCTTCTACTGGCTCTGCATACATATTATCAAAAATTTTATTTACGTCTAGGGTATAGTCTAAATCTGATTTTGAATAGTGTATATGATGAGAAGGTTTAAAATCAGGTGATCCCTCCCCTGTAACCCACCAGGCAGGGTGTGTAACTCTAACTCTATTATTAGGTAAGGCAACTACGTTACCCGTATAATCATCGGCTTCTAACAATTGCAAAACATGGCTTTGTTTATGTTGTGCAGGATCATCAGCTATTTCGCTTTCTGTGTAATCTACAGTAAATAAATATTTAGCAGGATAAAAATCACTTCCAATTTTTGCAATCCAAGGACAAGGTTGAGCCCTGTTGATTTGATATACTGCATGATGATGAGAAGCACAGTCCCAAGGTTGAGCTAAATAAGTAGACATAGGTTTAGGCCAACCTTCAAAGTCAAAATCACCCACTAAGGCCGTAATAGGCATTCTTGCCCACATAGCTCCACCATGCACATTTTCCTCAGACCCTTCTTCAAGTCCAGTAAATATTATTTGAAAACTTAACGATTTACAGGGGATTGTTGTAACCGCCACAGCCATAGCGTGTAAAAATTCGCCATGATACTTTTCATGGTTATGCGTATATTCTCTACGCACCCAACATTTAAAATGCGGAATATTACTTTGTAAATAAGCCATAAGTCCTTTCTATTTTTTTATTTTTTTAACAGTCCCGCCTTTTGACATCATTTTCATTTTATCTTTTTTAACAGTCCCACCTTTTGACATCATTTTAGGTTTATTATTTTTAATCATACCGCCTTTTGACATCATCTTAGGCTTATTATTTTTAATCATACCGCCTTTTGACATCATCTTAATAGCCCCGCCTTTTGATTTCATCTTTACAGTGCCACCTTTTGATTTCATTTTTCCGAAACCTGCGCTTCCTATGTTGACTCTAGATCCTGCCATTTTACTTACTCCTATTTATGCGTAAAAAATATTCATTCTGTCGATAGTACCGACAGTATAAATCATTGTAATTCCACTATCAAAAATAATTCCTTCGTCAGGAATAGTATTATCTATCGTGGTATTATCTGTGCCAATAGTTCTTGCACTAAATACTTCAGAACCCGATTCTGGAGTTCCGTTAAAAAATTGAATAATACCTGCACTTCCCCCAGACACAATAGAATAACCCACTAAACGGGCTCTTCCTGAAAACACGGCCTGCGCGGCTCCTGCTTGGGAACCTACTTTCAGATTAGCGGCATACTTTGCTGAACAAACTACCGAACTAACCGTTTTAAAATATTTAGAACCATTTACTGCTTCCGCAGAACCCGTGCTTGTAATAACTTCCGAAACACTATCCCCAAATACGTCGGTTCCCGTAATAGTAGTTGTTTTTCCATTATCTCCTGTACCTGTTGTAGTAACAGATAATTTTCTAGCTCCGCCAGAAGCAAACGAAGTGTTTGCTAACGTAGCGGTTGTGTCGGGTCTTGCCGCGGTAACAATAAAGTCGTCATCGGCGGCTACCTCATCACTAATTGCGGTGACTTTTACGTCTGATCCTGCCATATTAATCTCCTATAAGTAGAGGGGGGAGCTAGTCCCCCCTGATAAATTATTGCAAGTTCATCCAAACTAGAGCGTACTCAGTATCTGCTCTTGCCGCCATAACCTCACCAACCTCAGTAAGCACGTTGTCTGTGGCAGGAGCTACACCCCCTGCTGTACCACCTGAGCGAACACAAATGTTACCCACAACAACTGTACCAACCGTTAATAAAGCTTGCGGACCAGACACGGTAAACCAACCATAATAACTAGCGGTCATGTCAATGACTGTTGCTCCCATTAAACAACCTGTCTCTGTAGCGGGAGCTACAATAAGACCTGTATGTGGATTAGCAATCAAAGAAAGTTCTGAACTTGTAGTTAACGCCGTTGCAAGCGGATCATAAGTTGTAATAACTACACTAGGGTCCGCCGAATGGTCGTGAGCAGGATTAGATTTAACTCTCATCGTTTGCCCTTCGCCATTAGCATCATTTACCCATAAATATCCATCTGCATATTGGTTCAGAGTTATATCTGTATCACCTGACGTTTCAACCGAAATTGCAGTTTCACCTACAGCCGTTGTTGCTGTAGCCGTCATATTAGTATGGTTAGCAATTACAGCCGCATGTTGAACAAGCTTTCCTGCTGTTACCGCTCCTGAGCCCATTTGACCATAACGAAAAATATTACTTCCGTAATGTAACTCTGATCCTAGTGGAAAAAGTTGAGTCGAACTTTCTGCCCAAGGATTAACTGTTCCGTACTGACTACCGCCTTTACCAACAATAAGGTCAGCAGGGCCGTATCCCGTTGCGGCGGCGTATTGTAAGTGAGAACCTCCTTTAAGAAATAAATTACCTGAAGAATTCATGTGAGAAAATTCAGAAATTGCACCTGTAGAGGAATTTTTAGTAATGGTTTTAAAACCATTTTCAGACCGAACTGGTCCGTTAAATGTTGAACTAGCCATATTTACTCTCCTGTCGTGGCAAGTGTCAACCGCTTTAACACGGCTGTCAGAAGACTATCTTCTAAAGAGACTATATAGCAAAAAATAAAAGGCGGCAAGTGCCGCCTTTTATTATATGTTTAATTTAGGATTAAGCTCCTGGTGTACCGAAAACACATCTCCAATCAGAAACACCGAAAGAATATCTTTCTCTAGCTTTAAATCGCATGTTAGAGGTATCGAAATCCCCTTCCATCGCAGTTTTAATAGCAGATCTATTAAAATATTTAAAACCATTTGGTGCGTCTGTTTTAATGAAAAACGCATCAGTATCCGTCAAGAAATGATTGACGACTGCTCCCTCTGGAAGCATTCCCATGCTCTTATTAGCATTAATGTCGTTATCCGCAGATCCTGGGCGAAGATTAGAATTAATAACCCTCTCCGCAATAAACTGAAGTTCCTTTGGAATAATCAGTTTTGTTCCACGAACAGCAATCTTGAGTCCACGCTCATCAGTCAACCCTGCAATGTCAATCAACATTTGCTCAAGGGAAGTCTCGTTCAAATCAGCAGGAGTAGAAAGAAGGTTTCTTTGATTTCCTGAGATTGAAGGGTGAGAAGATGAACAAAGCGCCACGCCATCTCCTATTGCACTCGCTCCCGCAGTAAAGGCGTTGTTTAAAATTGCCGCCGCTTTTATCTGCTTCGTTTGTGCCATAGAACGTGCTAGAGCCTTTGTGTATCGTGAAGCTAGACGATCATAAAGATTGTCTTCGATTGCTTCTTCAGTAATGCTAAACGCAAGAGCAATTGTCTCATGCGTATAACGTGCTGTGAAAGTTTCTTGAGCATCGTCAAAAGAAATGGCAGAGCCTTCACTTTTAACAGGTGCTGTACCAAAACCTGAAAGCATTGTTTCTTCTTCAAAGGCTCTGTCCGAAGACTCCTCTTCAAAGATATCAGCATGTTCATTTTCATAGCGGTTATATTCAAGGCCAAACAGGGCATTAAGTCCAGGTTCAAGCTCTTTCGCTAATTGTGCGCGAGATATAGCCATAATTCATACCCTCCTTATATGCCTGTCGATGTCGCAGTAGTTTGCGAATCGAACCGACTGGTTGGTGCATTGAAATGAGCATTGATTCGAACAATGAGAGGAATGCCCGCGGCGGTATAATCGCTGTTAGCTTCGTCATCCATTATTCCCACAACCCTCAACGGAAGCGTTGCCGTTGTCGCAATAGAACTTACACTTAGTGCGCCATTGGCTCTACCTGTATCAGTGGAACCTGTACGGGCAGACGTACCCAATGAAGCATTAGCAAAAACTGCCGCTAAAGCTGTTGCACGATCTGTAAGACTTGCGTCAGACGCAACTTTAAACAATTGCATTGGATTGTCCGCAACAAACGCTTTTACAGGATGATTTGTATCCACGCTTACGCTTCCAGATCCAGGCCAATAGTTTAAAAATGTTGTTTTTTTCGTCGTCGAGTCAACATACTCGACTCCCATCAGAACACCTAACGCTTGAGTTGTGCCGCCACTTGTAGCTCCTGCGAAGGTAATTACACCTGCCGCTAGTGGAACACAAATGCCGCCATTAAAAATAGCGTCAGTATTGTCGCTTGCAATTTCGTACTGAGTTACCGCAGTAGAATTCGTTGCACCGCCAATAAGACCGATAGGACGAAGACCATAGGCTGTTTCTTGATTAGCCATAAGTTTCTACCTTCCAGAATTAAGAGGAGGTCCTATTAGGACCACCAAAAGTTACACGACTTTGACGATCGGGTTTATTGATCGTCATGGTTGAATGTTGATTTTCACGCATAAGGTCCGCGTCCACTGCCTGCATTTGTTCATTACTGCGAGTGCGGAAATAATCTTCCCGTTCCCGTGCAGTTTCTTCAGGTAACCTTGCCAAAATCAGTCCTCCTACACCAAAAACACCTTCATATTTGCCTGAACTAATAACAGGGAGTTCAAAATCAGGATATTCATCCGCTCTGACCAATTCCCAACCTTCGCGCATTTTTGCACTAAGATTCTTTTGGTCATCAAAACCCCTTGTTTCAGCCCTAATCCAACGGTGTCTAAAACCGTCGGGAGCAGGTGGTGCTTCTAACATAGATGGTGGAGCCCACGGCTTACGCACAGCCGTCTTCTCTCTCGTTGTATTTGCGCGAGGAGTCCTTTTTATTCCTGAACTGTTTTCGACTTCACTCATAATTTATTACTCCTTAACGTATTTCGCGTATTCTTCAAGTGGCACTCCCAATTTCTTTGCTATTGCAACTTGGCTAGGGGAGAGTCTAACCTTTTTACTACTGCGTCCAGAACTGCGGGAAACAGAAGCAACCGTCTGAACGGGCCGTTTACTTCCTCCGTTTAATTTATGCGGAAACTCATCCGCAATACGTTTATCAAGCTCAGTATAGTACTCATCGGTCTTCGCGTCAAACCCTTCTTCTTCAACAAGGCGTTTATGTATGCCAAAAGCCGCATAAGTCATAGCTTCATCTTGTCCAAACCATTCATTTTTCCCTGCCCATTGTTCTGCTTTAGGGTCAGGTCTTCTGGGTTGTTGAACCTGTTGAACCTGTTGGGATTGTTGAGCTTGTGCTTGCGCGTAGGCTTGCGCCTGAGATTTTTGACGCTCCTGTTGCATTTTTGCCTGATTAGCTCGATCGTTCTCTATAGCTAATGCTGTTATTTTTCGTTGTGCCTCTACTACAGCTTTAGTATCAGAAAGTTCCATTGCTCTTTCTAATTCTTTTTCCGCCTCACCTATTTGAGAAGCAACTCTCGTAGAATATTCTGAAACATAGTGTTGATCTAAACTAGAAAGCCTATTCTTTAAGGAATCGGACTCTGTTTTAACATTTTGAGCGTACTTAATAGCTTCTTGTTCTCGACGTTCCGCTTCCCGCATTTTTCGCGTTAGCTTATCTATTCTTTTCTGTGTAGCACTTTCCGCTTTTTCAAATTGATCTTCTGCCTGCGGGCCAGTATCCCCTAATTGCAATTCTTTTTGTTCTGGTTCTTGAACTTCTACTTCAGTGTCTGCGTCCTCCGTTATGTCCAAAGGTACTTTTTCTTCTTTGTCATCTGCCATGATAGGTTCCTACTTAATAATTTAAAATATCTTCTGGGTCTAAAATTGTTGCTAAAACTTCGTCGTCGTTTAGCAGACGCATTTCCCCACCATCTATTTTTATTCGGCTGCCTGCATATCGTGCAAACATAACCCAATCTTTTTCTTTGCACCAAGGACCTGTAGGAAACTTTTCTTTATCCTGATAAGCCAAACTACCCACTTTTAAAACATAACCAACTTGAGTAGAAACGCTGTTCTGATCTACAACTTGATCGGGGAGAACTACGCCTCCATCCGTTTTAGCTTTGCCTTTATGGGGTAATATTAAAATACGCCAACCCGTTGGGGCAGGCATTCTTTCAAGTAAAGTTGGCGTAACCAACGGATCTTGAATAGTGTCTTTAGCCATCATTTCGCTCCTGTTTTTCTAGCAGGCTCTTGAGTTCCTGTTCGATTGCATCAAGGGAAGTAATTCCCCCAATAATTTCTTTGTAATGCTCCATGTTTCGCACTTCATTAAAAATTAAAGCGTTAGAAAGCATGTCGCGTCTTTCTCTTATAACACGAAAAATAGCTTCTGCAAGATAAATCTCAGTCATTCTTACAAAACCCTATACTTTCTTTTTTTTCTTTGGAAATCCTTTTTTCATGTTAGCATAGGC